TGTCTCTGTGTGGGTTAAACTTCATAGATCAAATTCTAGTATCCAAGTCAAAATCTTTTGTTTCAAAACTGTTTGGCTCTGGGGCTATCCGGTTCTCGTCGATAGCTTCGAAATCGGAGTTTATGTGCCTAAACTCATTACCACAAAGAAACCAAGATCCATCTTTTACATATTGACCAATTAACCATCGTCCATGTATTTTCACCCTATAGTATCCGCTCTCTCTCATAACCCCAATATTTTATCTAGTACAAATTCACCAACCACACCAAACACAAAAGCAAATGCCATGTAAGGCAGTACAAACAACCACGGCCCCCCGCTTGTTAGTATCTCTATTGATTTGTTTATTGTTTCCATTACATAGATGTTATAACAACAGTTCCCGAAACTTCTATAAGCTTTCCGCTCGCCTTGTCTTTGAAATAGTAACCGTCTGATTTTTTTTCACTTATTACCTTGCCAGTGGATACCCATGTTTTTACACATACTCCACCTGAGTACAATTCAACTTTAAACTCGTTTCCAAGTCCTGCTGCTTTTTCATATTGAGCATCTGTGCAACCAATAAGAAAGATAATACCGATAAATAAAAAAGCTTTTTCCATTATTTTTTTTTAAATGAAAGGGGGCGGGCGAAGGCCCCCTTACTTAAATCGCCATATTTGTTTCGCCTCACAAATACGCCCTTTCGGGATTTGCACATACATCGCTTTGCGTTGCGATTCAGATAGGAATTGAACCTATAACCACCAGTTTAACGGACTGGAGCTCTACCAATTGAGCTACTGAATCAAACCCCCGCCCAACACGTGAGCAGGGGGAAACTTTACTACTGTTAAACCTCAGATTCCTTAGCAGGACTCGAACCTGCGCCTTTAGAGTTACTGACTAACACTCTATCAACTGAGCTATAAGGAATATCCATGCAACCGAATTAGACCGCTTGCCAGCATCTTGCAACCATTAACCGCCGTTGCAACGTACCAAGTTGAAGCTCCGCTTTCGCTGCCCTCTTCCCTTCCAGAGGTGTAACATGGCCAACCACGGATATTTTAAATATTTTTAAGACCGCCCCCACCCAAGAGGGGATAGACTTCACCCGTTGCAATATCTTGGCGTTGTACTTCGTCTACCTTATCCAGACAAACGCACTCTTGGAAGTGCTGGTAACCGCCTTGGTATTAACCAAAGATTGGCCTTTTCTCGACTACCTTGCCTGCTTTAGCGGTCTTAAATGTTTTAATAAGTAGCAAGACAGGATTCGATACCTGTACAGTGTGATTTGTCCCCTGCTTACGTTTCTAGAACGGTTTAAGGTTTCGTATTACGTGCTACAGTGTACACACCAATAGAGATTAATCTCATTTCAAAGCATTTGCGTCTACTTTTCTGGGTATCTGTAAACACTTTATAACGCTGCTTAGGTTTACCGTGCTTGCATCTACAAATAATCCAGCTTCCGCCACTTGCTACTTAATGTTTTTCAAAGAACGAAATGGCCCACCCCTTTTTAGAAGGTTTGCGAACATACTTACAAGGAAATGGGCCAATGTTTTTACTGTATGTTCGCTTTACAAAGGTAGTAACTTATTACACTTTTGCAAATTTATTTCTTGAATTTTGCGTACGCTTCTGCCAGTTTAATATGATATTTATTGGCTTCATATCCAGGACCGTTATATCTTCGTGCGAAGTTTCTCCAATCTTTAGTAACCAAGTAACCGATAATATCTTCATGCGCTATGAAATTAATAAAGCTTTTCAAATGTTCCTTTTCTCCCGTGTTATACGCTTTTACCATTTCAAATACAGTTGAGTATCCAGCGGCTTCAAAGTTCTCCCCAAGTACCTGAAATAAGCCAAACGATGCAGATTTTAAAGCGGCTTCCTCGTTTACTGTTTGAGCTATGTTAATCCTTACCCACTCACCACGATTTGACCCTGTATAAAACTGTTTGGTCCATTTTGGATAGCAAACTTTAGGGAATTGAGCGGCTGTCTTTTGAGCAATCCCAAGTCTTGAAAGGTGCTTGTAAAATACATGCCCTTCAAATAGAATCTTTATTACTCCGTCTTTGTCGAATCCAGAACCGGACCCCTCAACTGCTGCCACTGTTTTTATTAGCGCAAGCTCCAATCCGGTTTCTTCGCTTACTTGTATGTAGTCTTCTTCAGTTAGTTTTTTCATTTGTATACCTGTTTAAGTGCGTTTAAACCTTTTCAATGCGTTCTTTTTGTTCAATCCCGAAAACGTTAGCAGTCATTGCTACCATACTTTTCCAAATCGATAATTTCCCCAACTTCATTTCTGTATTGAAATTTAAAATTGTCTGTAAAGTTTCGTGTCAAAGATGCACTTGAAAACACTTTTTTTCGTTGAACACAACTTGCAATATCTTCAATCTTTGCCCTTCCAAAATCGTGACTATCACCGCTTAAAGTGAATATTGAATTATCTCTATCAAGTGTCCACCAGCCACCGCCTTTTACTTTTGTAATATCGGTTGCAAGTTGTTTGTGGTAAGTGCATTTTGCCACTATCAGACAATCGCCTTCTTGGTGGTCTGTTTCTATTATAAATTTTGGGAATACATCCATTTTTAAATTTAGTTTTGTTGTTAATAATCAGCACCCGATACATTGTTTAATTCAATCTCTTTCATACAGTTTTTTAAGTGCGTTTACAACTCTATTAGTAAATAAGATAATGAAAATTACTCTCATAAAAGTTCTGGGTTCTCGTGAATATTACCTACTACAAATTTACATACTCCGTAAGTTTCTTCGTTATTTATTGGCGAACCATCAGAAAATTGAAACTGACAAATATCGTCATTCCATTCAACAACCTGAGAATTCCCATTAAGAAAATCAATGATGTCGCCTTCGTATATCTCCTTTCTGTTATCGTCATTTAGTCCAACAAATTGTTCAAGTAAATATCCGTTATCACTTGCTGAAAGTATTCCTATCAAGTTACAGAGGGCCTCAAAATCTTTAGGATAGTAGTAGCATTCATTAAATTTATCCCAAACTCTAAATTTTATCTCTCTCATATCTCCCAGTTTATAAATGGTTGGTAAGATTCACCATCCCATAGGTTTTTAGGGCGGGCCTCGCAAGATTGTTGTTGTCTTGGCTCAAAATAAAGCATAACAATCGTATGATGCTGCCCATTAAAGCACACACCCCCGCCTAACCACTCAGGAAAGTATTGTATTTCTTGTATGCTGTGATCCGCTGATTTAACTATTTCGGCTGATTCCTCACCCCATTGAACTCCAAATGATCTAATGTGTGATAGTAAATTATTGGCTCTGTCTGTGTTCATAGTAGTATAGCTTAAAGTACCTTTTCAATTATTTGAAATAACTCGTGAGGCCATGCTACTATAATTTGGCCGCCCAGTGTCCCTGTAAAAATGCCTTTATTTTTAGGCCCTACGTACTCCATTACTATAATAGATCCGTTGTAGTCAACTTTGTAATATCCTGCTGTTAGTTCCATGAGTAGTATAGTTTAAATTGCTCCCCCTTAGCGCTTAGGGGTCGGGGGAACAAAAAGGTTAGAATCCTCTCCCATCTTTATAAATGTCTTCTGAATACAATAAAAATTCTCTGTAATCAGTATTATCTTTACAGCTTTTAGCTTCCTCAATAGCTTCTTCTCGATCGTAAAACGTCTCAATAAAGCCCCTTGAATTCGTGTGAATGTGGCTATCTGAACTATTCGGGTTCCACACAATAATATACCCCATACTTAGTAGATCGTTACAGAAACAATATGGTAATCATGCTCTAAAGCATATCTAAGAGGGAACGCCTTGAATGTTCCATATTTCAAACAAACACACCACTGACCGCCTAAGTCAGATAAAGCCTTGTATTCCGATTCCATTCTGGCAATTTCGAAAGTATTCCACATAATCGTTTTTGTTCAGATCGCTGTCCCCCGCTTTTTGTTTGTACTATATTTAACGTTTAACTTGAAACAAAGTTACCCTAAACATACCCCATTTGCAAATTATTTATCGATTATTTTCTATCTTTTTTATAACTACTTATTACTTAGCACAATAAATTCAATAGATATTTCCCCAATAAAAATATTTTATCTTTTTCTTGCTTTCCGGGTAACTTTGGGGTATCTTTGACGTATAAATCATTAAAACAGATAACAACATGTACACACTACCACACACATCTAGTAATACAGACTCTTTTATGAGTGACTCTTCTTGGTTGCTTGAAGGTATCGAAGTAAGCACAGAAGTATGTGTAAGCGTAAATACAATAGACTTTAGAAGTATTTCTCTTGAGTCTTTAATCAAAGGTATCAAATCACTATTTTAATATGAGTAAGAGCGGATGGATAGGAGTTAGCCCAAAGTGGCTACAAATCAAAAAAGAGGCATTAGGTATTTCATGGGATACGTTTGGCCGTATAGTCGGAATTGATGGACACAACCTACGTAAATATTCCACTGGAGATAAGAACATGAAACCAGATACCCAGAAAAAGATTTACAACGCATTTAAACTTTACGAAAATGGAAAATGAACTAATCAAAGCGCTAAGGGCTAGCAGCATAGCCACAGAAGACAAAAACAAAGCTGTACTAAACGCTTTGGAGTACGCACAAAAATGCGATCGGGAGCAAATCGAATGGAACAATAAGTTTCAGGATGCCCTTACCTTTAAGGGGATCAATGACCCATCCTATGAGTCTGTAATCTGGGCGGGCGTGGCTTTGTCTGTTATTGTATGCCTTGCTGGGACTGGTATTAAAATTTGGAACTTTGGACTTTAAAAATAATGGATAACTACACAATATACGGGGCGCTTTTCGAATCGATGGTTAGAAAGGCTATTTTTCAACAGTACATAGATGGTGGATGCGACATAGATGAAGCCGAACGGTTCACAGAGAAAACCCAGCTTAAAGTAGTGGACGGAGTATTGTTTGCGACAATTGACGGAGGCTTTATTAGTCGATTAAGTATAACTCCTTCTATTACTCTTAATTTCTTACCAGATACCCCCGAAATTGAAAAGCACAACGAAGCATTAAAAACTAAACTATTAAATACAGACTTTTCGAAATTATGAGCAACCAAATAACACCACATAAAAAGATTGATTTACCATCTTATGATGACCTGCTAGATGACCATGAAGAGGCATTTAAAAACGATCAATTTAATGCACTTGTAAATCAAGAGCCTCCTACAAAATGGCTTAAGCCACATCCAACCGCTAAGAATCGTAAAGGTGAACCGATCAAGTATATTACTATTGAAAAGGTTGAATTCTTACTTACTAAGATATTTGGAGACTGGCACCCTCAGGTAATCGAATACAAACAACTATTTAACGCTATTTCTTGCCATGTACGACTTCATGTTACCAATCCATTTACGGGAGAAAAAAAGTTTTATGATGGCGTTGGGGCGGTATCGGTTCAGGTAGACAAAGGGGAAAGTGCTGCGGATCTATCAAAGATCAAATCAAATGCGGTTCAATTAGCTTTGCCAGCCGCTAAGAGCTACGCAATTAAAGACGCAGCCGAACACATTGGTAAATTGTTCGGACGTGATATAAGCCGAGAGGATACCGTTTTATCAGACGTTTACCAGAAGCAAGCTGCCAAGTGGGGAACTACTGAAGAACAAAGGTTGATTGAAAAGATTAACGCCTGCAAAACATTGGAAGAGCTTGCAACGTTACAAGAAAACAACCCAAATTTTGATATCACTATTTTCGAACCAAGAAAGGAGCAACTGAGAAATGAAACAGAACTGTAATGATTTGCTTTTCCGTGCCCATGGTTGTGGTAATTTGATGGGGACTATTGGTTTGACCGATAAACAAAAGGTTAAACTTAACGAGCTGGCAGACCGCAAAAACGATCCTAAGGCAAAGCCATTAACCACTAACATGGAAAATGAGCTATCTGAATTAGAAGACAAGCTTTTAAATCCTGAAGTGCCAGAAGGTTTACAAAAGTACCTAACTGAATGCTACATCCAATACCATTACGGACGATCAAAGAAGCTTGAAAACAAATACATAACCAAGGGCTTAGAGGTTGAAAAAATGAGTCTTGACCTTTACGATGTTGTGTGCAATAAATTGGGAGGTGTCCTAGTTCAGAATGAAACCAGATTGAATAACGAGTACATAACGGGTAAGCCAGACGTTTTCAAAGGCGACACAGTACTAGACCTTAAAAGCTCTTGGGACTTGTTCACGTTCTTTGATTCAATGGATAAGGTAAACAAAACCTATTATTGGCAGCTTCAAGCATACATGGCCTTAACCGGATTACAAAAGGCCGAATTAGCGTACTGCCTTATTGATACTCCATTGGCTCTTATTCACGATGAACAAAGACGCTTGCAATGGAAAATGAACGCAATGGATAATGATCCTGAATACGTAAAGGCATGTGAGGAAATTGAGTTTAACCACCAATATCCAGACATACCAAAAGAAAAGCGGGTGCATGTTCACTACATCGAAAGGAACGACCAAGATATACAAGCTCTTTACGATCGTGTTAGATTCTGCCGTAACTGGATAAACGAAAAATTCTATAAATAACACTGCGCTGTCGGATCTCTGAGTACCTAAAAACCCCGTTAAAGGAACGGAGTTAAAAGGGAATGATAAACGGAGGTGTCCGGCAGCCTTACTTAAAAACTTAAACTTTATGCCTAAATACATCAAAAACAAAATTGAACTAATAGGTGAACAATCAGACATTGATTCACTTATACAAGAATTCAGCACGAGAGGCGAAGATCCAATATACTCAATTCCTGACGGATTCGTACAGCATTTTGAAGAGGAGTGGACAAGGTTTCCAGATTTCAACAAAATAATTACAATGCCAGAATCCTTAGGTATTGAGTCAGGATCTTTAACAATGGCACTAGAAAACCAATACAGTAATCCAAGTGTTAAAGAATGGTTAAAAGATGTTACCGAAAGCATTAATCGACATGATGCAAAAGAGGAAAGAATAAAAACAGTATTAACGGCTGTTGAAAACTGTATTCGTTACGGACATGCAACATGGTACTCATGGAGCATTGAAAATTGGGGCACAAAATGGAATTCAAGCGAATGTGAAACACTTGGGAACAATACATTTACTTTTTCTACCGCTTGGTCTGGCGTGCCTGAATTGATGCAAATTATTTCAGAAAAACACCCAAACGTAACTATCAAATATTCATTTGCTGATGAGGATTCAGGGTGTAATGTTGGGGTTGGGGTTTATAGCAAAGATATTAACTCTTTTGGTATGCTTAAAAATAGCTCAAAAGAAGCGTTTGACGTTTACTTTGACTTACACCCAGATAGTAGAGAAAATTATAAACTATCTGATGGAACTTACACTTATATCGATGAAGACTAAGTAATTGCTTGGTTATTTGCCTTTCTGAGCGATAACGGGGGTTAAACTAAAAGATGGGTTCGGTTGTCCTATCTATAAAAATGGTTTGTTGCCCCCCGTTTTTTTGTTTTTCAATTTTAATTTATACATTTGTTTTAAACGGAGTGGACGCCGTATCTAAAACCCTATTCAAGCCCTTGTAAGCGTAGCAACGTCCACTGTGAAACTTACGGGGCTTTTGTTATTATGACATACGAGGAATTTTTAAAATCGAAACAAAAAACATTTGAGGAGTCAGGTTTTGAATGCTCAGAACTTAATCCTAAACTTTTCCCTTTTCAAAAACATATTGTTTCACGGGCTTTAAAGGCTGGCAAGTTTGCTATCTTTGCTGACTGTGGACTTGGGAAAACATTCATGCAACTGGAATGGGCTAGGTGTGTTCAGGAGTTTACAGGAAAGCCAGTATTAATACTTGCCCCTTTGGCAGTGGTTGGACAGACACTAAAAGAAGCCATTAAGTTTGGGATTAATATCGATCCTGATAACTTCCAGAATTACGAGCAGCTGGATAATATTGATGTTAGTGTTTATTCAGGCGTTGTTCTGGATGAGAGTTCAATACTTAAAAACTTTGAAGGGGCAACCAAAAACCTTATTATCGAAAAGTTTCAAGATACTCCGTACAAACTTGCTTGCACCGCTACTCCATCGCCTAATGATCCAATGGAGCTCTGTAACCATGCTGAGTTCTTAAATGTAATGTCACGCACTGAAATGCTTGCAATGTTCTTTGTTCACGATGGTGGAGAAACAAGCAAATGGCGGATTAAGGGACACGCAAAGAAAGACTTCTATCGTTTTGTAGGAACATGGGCAACTATGCTAAATAAACCTCAGGATATAGGTTTTCAAATGTATGGTTACGCACTCCCTGAATTATGCTTCATTGAAAAGCACATAAAAACCGATCAAAGGGATAACGGATTACTATTTAACGACACGGCAATAAGTGCCACAAACTTTAATCAGGAGCTTAGATTAACCAAAATTGAGCGAATGAGCGAGGTTATTGATATAGTAAATAACAGTTCTGAAAACTTTATTATCTGGATTAAACAGAATGAGGAGGGAGAATATTTACGAAAATTAATCCCTGACTCAGTAGAAGTAAAAGGAAGCGATTCGCCAGAGTACAAAAAAGAAAAGCTTCTAGGGTTTGCTAATAACGACTTTAGAGTTTTGATTACAAAAACCAAGATAGCACAATTTGGACTAAATTATCAGAACTGCCATAATCAGGTATTTGCTTCATTAGATTTTAGTTTTGAAGGACTTTATCAGGCTATAAGAAGGTCTTATAGATTTGGCCAGGAACATCCGGTAAATATCTACCTTATTACAACTGACACAATGACTAACGTTATCACAAGTATTAACAACAAACAAAGACAGTTTGAAGAAATGCAAAACGAAATGAGCCAAGTAATAAACGAAAATACGGAATCTGAAAACAAGGTTTTCGATAACGAGCCAGTAATTACAGAAGATTATAAGGTTTTCCGTGGTGACTGTGTGGAAATGATCAAACAAGTACCTGATAACTCAGTAGGATTATCTGTATTCTCCCCTCCATTTGCAGAGCTTTACACATACTCGAATCACATTGAGGATATGGGTAATTCAAAAACTTATAAAGAGTTCCTAACGGCTTTTAATTTCCTTGTAACTGAGCTTTACAGAGTCGTTAAGTCAGGCCGTAATGTTGCAGTTCATTGCATGGATTTGCCAATTCAGAAAGGCAAGGAAGGGTACATAGGACTTCGGGACTTCTCCGGTATGATTATTACCGCTTTCCAAGAGGCTGGATTTATCTACCATTCACGTGTAACCATTTGGAAGGATCCAGTAGTAGAAATGCAACGTACTAAGGCCCTTGGTTTACTTCACAAGCAAGTAAAAAAAGACAGTACGATGAGCCGTGTAGGTATTCCGGATTACGTTTTAATTTTTCGTAAGGATGGTGAAAGAATTGATCCGGTAACAAATACAGATATCCCGGTAGACCTTTGGCAGAAATATGCATCCCCTGTTTGGTATGATATCGACTACGGAGACACTTTGAACTTTACCAATGGACGAGACGATAAAGACGAAAAGCATATTTGCCCTCTACAATTGCCAACTATTGAGCGTTTAATACACCTTTACAGCAATAAAGGAGACACCGTATTAACTCCTTTCATGGGGATTGGTTCAGAGGTTTATCAAGCCGTTAAAATGGAAAGAAAGGGCATTGGGTTTGAACTAAAAGAATCCTACTATGACCTTGCTAAAAAGAATATTAGCCAAGCAGTAGAGGCCAAAAAACAACTTTCACTATTTTGAAATTATGTTTTAGTTTAGTACATTTGGGGATATAAAACCGGATGCCGCCGGAGTTAAAAACATTTCAATCCCTGAGTCCTTAGTAGCCCGGCATGGCGAACGGGATTCAGGGATTTTCTTTTCTATGAAACGCAGAGTTCTAACAATCCAAGAGTCAATCAATGCACTACCAGACGGACCGATCGTAAAGGTTAAAATGCCTTTTGCCGATGGTACTAAGATTGACTTCACAAAGGAATCAGTAATACAGCTTTTGAATCTTAATCAGGTGGAACTGGCAGGAGAAACAGCCCTTAAAAACGGTTATGGATTAGCCTTTATGAGTTCGGATTTTAAGCAATGGATATTCATTCAAACAGATCCTGAAAACCTTAAAAAAGTACTAAATGGCTAAGAATTTCCCTTTCTTTAAATTCGTAGCTACTGAGTGGCTGACGGGTGATATAGTCTTTGAGCCTTTAGAGGTACAAGGGTTGTTTATAAACATTTGTGCTTTGTATTGGCAAAGAGACGGTGATCTAACTTTGGCAGATTGTAGCAAACGCTATGCGAACGCTAGCGACAGCTTAACGAAATTAACTGACAGATTTATTTTGGTAAATGACGGCAAAATATTGATTAAATTCTTAGATGAACAATTGATAGAAGCAAGCCATAAATCCAAAACAAATGCAGAAAACGGAAAGCTTGGAGGCCTTGCCAAGAAAGGAAAGTCTACCAAACGCATAGCGAAAAATAGCGAACGCTTACCGAAACGTAGCAAAGAAGAAGAAGAAAAAGAAAAAGAATTAAATAAGAAGAAGAAGGAAGAAGAATTTAAAACTAACGTTTTTTCTTTTTCAAATTATGATTCAAAATTACTAGAAGAATTTATCAGGTATTGGACCGAATCCGACACGAAAGGGAAAATGAGATTTGAAAAACAAGAAGTTTTCGAAATCGGGAAAAGGTTAGTTACTTGGAAGAAAAACTCTGAAAAATTTAACGACAATGGCAAGAAAGACGAACAACCAGCAAGAATATACAAACTATTATCCTGATTTACTGGGCAAATTGCCTCCTCAGGCCCTTGAAATAGAGGAAGCGGTATTAGGAGCCGCCCTTTTAGAGAAGTCAGCTTGTACGGCCCTTTTATCGCAAATTCAGAATAGTGAGGTTTTCTATAAGGAACATCACTGTATGATTTACCAAGCTATTCAGGATTTACGGAACTTATCCGAAACTGTGGATTTGCTTACTGTGTCTAATTTGCTTCGCAAAAACGGCCAATTGGAGATAATAGGGGGGCTTTTTGGGCTTACTCAGTTAACCACACGGGTAAATTCAGGCACTAACATTCAATCTCACATGCGTATTTTGATTGAAAAGTGGACTGCCAGAGAGCTTATAAAACTTTCCAGCATGGTACACGTTCAGGCCTTCGATGCGAAATCGGATGTATTCGAGATAATGGAAAGCACAATGACCCGTCTTTTAAATATCCAAAATACGCTATCAAAAAAAGATACCCGATCGGCTGAGCAAATT